TCGAATGGTCTTACAAAGATCAGGAGAAGCAGTGGCATCAGACTGCCTTAGTCAAACGCAATGACATAGTGGTCCTGACCAAACTTTCAGCTGCTGATGAAAAAGCCGTCATTGACGAAATGATGGTGGAGCTCGAAGAAGCTAACCAGCTGGTCAAAGATAGGGCCAATGCGTTGGCCAGAAAGAGAAGGGCGGCTACCTAAAGCAAGGGCCCGTAAACCAAACAACGACTGCATAGCGCTCACCAGAGGTGATCGGATTAATCTTGTGCGGTATAAAGCTACTGAAAGCCACCACATTCCCAGTCTTGGGTTTGGTGCAGCTAGGTTCTTCGCCAGTTCTGAAACACATCTCGCCACCCTTGTAATCCTCATTCAATAAAATCGATACGCTGACCTTCCGAGATGATTCGCTGTTATTTGCGTCTATGTCGATATGATATTCGTAGCCATTAGATGGCGCTTTGTAGTGCATGATCTGCGCCTTCTCAATTCCTGTCAGCTCATACTTAAAATAGAGATTAACCATTTGTGCGATCTTCTGGAAGATTTCGTATAGTTCCTTGGCCTCATGTTCGACAAAGTAAACGTCAGCGTCTCTGATGTTGGTATCTTCTTGCTCCTTACCTTTCTTGTTTACTTTGGCCTTAGAAGGAACCGCATCTACCAAGTAGTCTTTGAAAGCCTTTACCTCTTCGGTGGATAGAGCCATGCCTGTGACTCCATGCTTAGATGGTTGCATCTTGCTCCTCGTAAATCGACCAGTTCTTCAACAGAATCTCTAACCAGTTGTCCATAGACATGATGGCCATTTTTTGGTTGTCTACCTCCCATTCGGGATTTACTGCGTGTAAAGGTATGGCCACTCTTGTGGGAACGCGATTGAACTTAAAAATCAGGACGGGTATGGTACCTTCATTGTCTGCCGACTCGCACACTTGCCTCCACCATTCTGGCTTTAGCCAGTTGCCCTCTTTGTAGTGCTTGCACTCGACAGAGTGAAACGGGATGTTGATGTCGGATTGGCCAGCGGTTTGGTATTGATCTAGGTTGCGCTTACAGGTTACATCAAAATTATTTTGCAAAAAAAATTCGTTTAGGATTCCTACGACCTTTCTTTCGTAACTTGCCCCCTTGGTTCGCGAATTAATCGGCATCGTCAGGAAATTTCCAATCCAACTTTTTTTGTATACATGTGCAAACTATACCAGATGAAAAGGGTCGATGAGTTTTTTTTGTGATTGGGTGTACTCAACTTAGTTATATTTACCTCGGCCACGGCCAAACCAATATATGGGTGTATGGGGTCAAAAAAAAGGCCCAAGCTAGGCAAAAACTGGGTCCTAGGGACTCCAGTGTTACTGTTGTGAGCACACCGTATTCTTTAGTGTACATATCTGCATGTTAATATACACGCGTAAGTCATTGATTTCATTAGCTTTTTTGCTAATTTCTGAATTTTTCTGTTTTTTTTAGGGCCCAGCGGGAAAGGGGCCTAAAACTAAGTTGCCTACCTTATTTGTCTGTAGGTGAGTAGTCGTCTATCTCTGCTCCTAAAAGCTTGGACAATCGTTCCTTGATGTCGTCCTTACTCATCTGATCTACTGACGCATTTATGTTAATGTTCTGCGATCTGTTAATAGATAAACCAGCTAATTGATTGAGCTCTTTGATGGCTGACACAGCTGCGTTGAGCTGTCCATTCTCATACGCTTGCTCTGTTATCTTCCATAACATGCTGCCAGTCTTGGCTGGCGTAATGGCATACTTCTCTCTTAGTTCGTCTTGCTTAATCCTTATAGCCTTAACCACATTTGGATAGTCCTTACCATTCAGGAACTTGTTGGCAGCTTGTGCTGGGAACTCGAAGCCAGCCTTTCGTGCTGCTTCTGTCTGGCCACACGCACCTTCGGTGTAATGCCACACGAATGATGACTGCATCTCAGTCAGTCCATGCTCGTCATCCTTCTCGAATTGTGTAGGTACATCAACTAACTTCTCTTTAGGTTTTCTTGGTCTTCCTTTTGTTGCCATGTTATTCCTCTATGAACGCCATAAATTTACCGTCATCTAATTTTATTATGGCTATTACGTTTTGTTCCTTCAACTTTCTTATCACACCTGAGTAGTTCTTAACCGATAAAAATACAGTTCTAACCTCAAATCTTTCATCGCTGGTATGTATTGTAATCGATTCTAATTTACTCATCGTTATCTCTAAACAGTGTAAGGGGGCAGTGTATAGCACTCAAACACTTTCTTATGGTGTTCTCTCCTATTTGTACTGTAACCATGATTAATAGTTATATATATAATATAGATACACTAATACACTAATAGTAGTAATAGCCTTATAAATAAAGGAAAGTTCGACAGGGTAGCATTTTTTTACCTTACCCTGTTCAGTGTACTCACCCCACCCTACTCTACTCATATACATACATTGCTCCACATTACCACACACACGCTCTCTCTCAACACCTCGCCACACAGGGTAGGCTACCCTACTTCCGCCTTATTCTTACACTCAGGCTGGCTCTGATTCCATGGTCATTCAAGACCTGTTTCAGCTCCGCTAATCCAGAATCACCCTCTCGTCTAACGACTTCACCAGCCTCTACAGTTAGGACGTGCATATAGTCTTTGTTCTGATTATCAGGCAACGACACCATGACCCCTGACTCACACCCCGGACAATGTAAGCTGGTGTCCATGACGTAACCGTCATCATCACTGTCGTGATCTCCACGCCATATCAATTTCTCACTACAATGCCAACACCTCATATCATCTCCTCTTATCTCTAAGTAACCACCAATCTTGTAGTGCAACTATCATTTTGTGCACCGCGAGCAATGGCATAAGGACCGCGACTGTGACTAGGCCTACGCCCACCATTGTTATGAACAACCACACAGTCATAAATTCTTTTACCTTGTGCTTAATCATCTCCAAACCGCGCATTGAAACCGCCTGACTCTTCGACAGCGGTATAGTTAATATCATAGACGTTCTTGCCATTGGTCCTTCGCTTCTCTACACCGCGTTCATGTAAGACCCTAGCAGCTTCTTTAAAGTCTGGCATCCTCGGTGCTTTGATGCCCATGTCTCTCAGTAGCTTAGTCATCTGTACAGGCTTAGTGAACTCACTGTCGAAGTCCACATGCTCCAGCAGTAAGTCTTCTACACTGGATTGTGTACGGTACATTTCATTCGATTCGTTCAGTAACTCACGCTCATCTGGTGATAGAAACCAATTCATCTGACCCTGTACATACATGGTTTCTTTTACTTCGGCCCACAGCTGTTGCATGTTTACATTATGGTTCACATCTATATCTTTCACAGCGAGTACCCAAAACCTTCGGTTGCCAGACGTGTCCGTCAAGAACTCTCTTGCGTTGACACTAGCGTAAAAAGCCGTGCGTCTTTGGTAAGTAGTAAACGCCCTGTCATACGGCAGTCTTAACTCGTCCGTCTTCGCCGTGACAAAAGCTTTCAGCTGATCTATGTCTGACTTCTTAAACGTGCTCTCAATCTCGCCCAACTCCACTATCCAGTGGCTAACAGCTCGCTTCACGCTGTCCTTATCGCTTGGGTTGAGGGTAGCTCCTTCCAATAGCCAACCCTTCTCATAATCGCAGAGCCGCTTGAACCACAGCGTCTTACCTAATCCTTGTGCGCCTTGTAAGACCAGTATGCCCTCTGTCGAGACACCTCTTACTTCGTAAGCAGCGGCCACACAACTGATAAGCCACTTCTTCATCAGCATCTCTTTTAGGTTCACACTGTCGTGTGTAATGAGACTGTCCAGAAACTTTTGCATACGACTCTCGCCGTCCCAAGGGATGCTGTCTATCCATTCCTTAACTGGGTTGTATTCCTTGGCCAATATCTTCAAGTAATCTCTGACCTTAGTGTGCGGTATGCCCATATTGATACACCGATCTTCGATCTCGATTAAACTGGCCTCTTCCTTCATATCAGCGATGAACTGCATGTTAGGTATCTCTATCTCCATTCGTTTCTTAATCACGTTGTAATTCACGTCTACGCCGTGTGTTTGTAGCACACCATTGATGTTGTCTTTAGTATTCAAAAAGCGTCCACTGGCGTTGCGCTGGAACTCATATTCAACGGGTAGGTCCAACTTATCCAATGCGGGTAAGAACTCTCCTTGTAGAGCTTCTGTGTCGTTCTTATGGTCATTGTAGTCACCCTGAGTCTGTGGCATGAGCACCTCGGCCCTACCTTTATTCTTGGTTATGTACTGACAGGCCTTAGTCGCTTCCTTTTCACCCGTTTTACTATCATCGTTATCG